GTGAAGGCTGCCCAGGAGCGCGCGCTGCCGGCAGTGATCGACAGGCCCAATCCGTACACGCAGCGCTCGCTGTTCATGCGCCGCGCGACCGTGCAGAGGCCCGTGGCTGAAGTCTGGTTCAAGGACGACAGGGCCGCGAGTCGGATGGGTACGCCCGCGGCCGTGTACCTGGCGCCGCAGGTGTCGGGCGGTGCTCGGCGCGTCAAGCGATTCGAGAAGGCGCTGCAGCTCGCAGGCCACATGCCGAGCGGCTATCAGTGTGTGCCAGGTGGTGGCTGCAAACGCGATGCCTACGGCAATCCGAGCCGTGGCCAGATCATCCAGATCCTGAGCCAGCTGCGTATCACGCTGACCGCTGGGCACACTCGAAACATGCCCCATGACGCGGGCAAGCAGATCGCGGCGCAGCGTCGGGCGGGTGGTCGCTACTTCGTGGCCAAGCCCGGAACGCGGCTCTCTCCCGGCATCTACCTGCGCGAGTTCATCGGGCGTGGAGTGCTGCCGGTGTTCTTGTTCAAGAAGGCGACCGCGTATCGGCCGCGCTACGACTTCACGTCGATTGCGAATCGCGCTGCGCTGGATGCGCTGCCAGATGCGCGGCGCGAGGCCATCGCGCAAGTCAAGGCGCCGGCATACCGACGCTGATGAGTCCTCGCTGCTGCTGCTCGACAGCTCGCCGCGTCTGCCACTGCACGGCGGGCGCAGCGGGTAAAGGCGTGCAGTGCCTGCCGCCCAGGCGGCCGGGCGGCAGCAGCAAGGGCTCGGCGCGACCGAGGGCGGGGTGGGTCCCTCCCGGGTCCTGGCGACGTGAGGTCATTCGGGCCACGTCATAAGTGCCTTCGCTGTCCTTCTCACTTGGTTGACGGTTGATGGTTGACGAATGGGAAAGCTCAGCTATTCGCAGCTCGGTGAGCTGCTCGGAATCAGCAAGCAGGCGGTGGCCAAGGCGGTCAAAGCGGGCATGCCGGTGGACTCTTTCGAGGCCGCGGACACATGGCGCAGGGCCAACCTCGATGTCAGCCGTACCAAGGCTGCTCGGGTCGATGTCAGCGCCAGGCCTTCGGGGCGAAGTGTTGATGACGCAGGTGACGACGACGGCCCCCAGTCGTCGGATGACGATGCCTACAAGCGTGCCCGCACCGAGCGCGAGCAGATCCGCCGTGATCGCGAGCAACTGGAGCTGGACCGCGAGCGCGGGAGCCTCGTGGACAAGGCAGAGGTCGCGCGGCTGCGCTTCACCGAGTTCAGGGCGCTGCGCGATTCGCTTGGCCACATCGGCGCGCGGGTCAAGGACGCGCTGAGCGTCGAGTCGGACCCGCTGCGCTGCGAGCAGATCGTGACCAATGAGCTGGAGCGCGCTCTGAGCGTCTTCGCAGACCAGATTCTGACGCGCGGCGTCATGCAAGACGATGACGACGAAGACGACGGCGATGGCGAAGGAGGCTCGGGCGTCGATTGACACAGTGCGCCGCGCGATCTCGGATGCCCTTCGGCCGGACGCCAAGGTGCTGGTAGACCAGTGGGCCGAGGACAACCGAATCCTGCCGCCCGACACGCCGGAGCCGGGGCCATTCCGCAACACGCGGACGCCGTACCTGATCGACATCCAGCGCACGATGTCACCCGGCAGCCCCTTCCGCGAGGGCTGGTGGCAGAAGCCTCACCAGGTCGGCGGGTCTGTGTCGGGCGAGAACATGATCGGCGCTTGGGTGTGCGCGGCGGCCGGTTCCCTCCTCGTCGTCTTCCCGACGCTGGACGACGGCAAGCAGTGGGAGCTGCAGCGCTTCGAGCCCATGCGCGCGAACACGGCGGCGCTGCGCAAGCGCATTCGCTCCGGAGGCGAGAAGGGGAGCGGCAACACCAAGATGCGCAAGCGCTACCCGGGCGGCGTCATGCGTCTGGTGGGCGCGAACCGGGTTGGCGCGCTGAAGTCCGCGACCTATCGCTACATCAAGTTTGAGGAGTGCGACGAGTACCCCGCCGACATCGACAACCAGGGCGGAACGATCAGTCTCGCGACCGCGCGGGCCGCGAACTTCGGCAACCGCGCCAAGATTTACGGCGACTCCACGCCGACGGTTGATGGTGCGAGCAACATCGCCGCGCAAGTGAAGCGAGGCGATCAGCGCAAGTGGTTCATGCACTGCCCCGACTGCGGGCATCCGCAGACGCTGGTGTGGTCGCAGATGAAGTGGCGCGACGGCGACCCGGACTCGGCCGCGTACGCGTGCTGCGAGTGCGGCGCGCTGAACAGCGAGGCGGCGTGGAAGGCTCGGAACTACGCGCTTCGGGCACCTGGGATGAGCGAGGCGGAGGCGAAGGCCGCGGGACTCGCCTACTGGGAGGCGACGGCGGTCGGTGAGCCCGGTGTGGCGAGCTGGCTGGGGTTGAACGCGCTGGGCGCGCCCCTCGGGTGGCGGCCCTGGCCCCAGCTCGTGATCGACTGGCTCGCGGCGAAGGGCGACGAGAACAAGCTCAAGACCTTCACCAACAACATGCTGGGGGAGACCTACAGCGAGACCGTTCGTAATCAGGTCGGCGCCGGGGATCTTCAGAACCGCGCCGAGGCCTACGAGCTGATGACCTGCCCGCAGGGCGGTCTGGTTGCTGTTGCTGGTGTGGACACGCAGGACAACCGCCTTGCCGTGGCGATTCGCGCTTACGGCCGCGGTGAGGAGAGCTGGGGCATCTGGCACGGTGAAATCTTCGGCAGCCCAGCTCAGCCGGAGACCTGGACGAAGCTGGCTCAGCTGCTTGAAGCGCCGATCACCCACGCGAGCGGCCAGGTGATGCGGGTGGATGCCGCTGCAATCGACGCAGGCGGTCACCACGCGGAGGACGTGTATGCGTTCACCCGCGCCGCAAAGCTCCGCGGCAAGCACTGGTTTGCAGTCCGCGGCGCCAAGGCTTACGACCACCCCAAGCTCGGGCGGCCGAAGACCTACGAGTACACGTGGCGCGGCAAGCCCGTCCCGGGCGGTGCCGAGCTGCGATGGGTGGGAACGCAGGCCATCAAGAACCTGATCGACGGCCGACTGGCCCTCGGGGAGCGCGGGCCCGGCTACTACCACATGCCTCTCGGCTTTGGCGCCGACTACTACCAGCAGCTGCGAGCGGAGCGGCGCGTCTGGCGCAAGGACGGCAAGACCGGCAACCGGGTGCTGTGGTGGGAGTGTCCGAGTGGCGTGCGCAACGAGGCATGGGACTGCGAGGTGTACGGCTACGCAGCGTACCTCTACACGATGAGCGGCCAGCACGCGGAGACCGTTTGGCGCGCCCGTGAGCAGCTGTTTGCGCCGCGCCATCCCGATTTGTTCGATCAGCCGGCGATCGCGTCACCAACTCCACCTCTTGCGCTACGACCGCAAGCGTTCGCACCCGCAGTGCAACCGGTGGCAACCGAGGTGCAACCGGTAGCGCCCGCCGTGCAACCGCAGCCAAGTCCGGCCGCAGAGCGGCGGCAGGTTCAGCCCGAGCCCGAGCCCGAGCCGGAGGAGCCGGAGCCACAGCTGCAGGTCATCGACTTCAGCGCGGTGCGGCAGTACGCCGCGGCGCCACCGCCACAGCCAGAGCCACCGCCATTGCGCCGGTCGCAGTCCAGCTTCGTGCGCAGCTGGGGCTCGGCCGGTGTCTAGACCTTGGAGAGCACATGCAACAGAACATCATCGCTGGCGACACGCTCAGCTTCGCCAGAAACTGCACCGCCTACCCGGCCAGCGCCGGCTGGCGGCTCCTCTACACGCTGATTCCGCGCGCCAGCTCGGCGCAGCGCATCAACTTCGACAGCCAGGCCGACGGGTCAGCGCACCGCGTCAATGTCGCCGCGGCGCTGACGAAGGGCTGGGCGCCGGGCGACTACGCCTGGGCCTGCACGGCCACTGATGGCGTGAATGTCTGCACCGTGGAGCGCGGGCAGTGCGTGATCGAGCCTGATCCGCGCGAGGCTGCCTCGGGTACCGACAGCCGCAGTCTCGCGAGACGGGCGCTGGACGATGCCCGCGCGGCCATGGCTGCATGGTCGCCCACACGTCGCCGCTACAAGGTCGGCGACCGCGAGCAAGAGTTCAACAGCGCCCAGGAGATCCTGCGCGTCATTGCCTACTGGGAGCGGGAATGCGCCCGCGAGGAGGGGCGCCCGCTGGGTGCGCGAATCTACTTCGGGACGCGCTGATGTCGGGCGGCTTCAAGACCTTCAGCGAGCCCGGCAGCAGCATCCTGCGCGACTTTCGAGCCGCCATGCAGGCCCGCCGACAAACGGGGCTGCCGCTGACCACGCCGCTGCGCGCGCAGCGCAGCTTCGCGGCCTCGCAGTCCACCGTCCTGTCGGCAGGCTGGCCGACATGGGATGCTTCGATCAACAGCCTGCTGCGTAGCGCGCTGCCGGTGCTCAAGGCTCGCAGCCGCCACTGGTCGCGCAACACGGGTCAGGGCCGACGATTCTTGAACCTCGTGCGCAATGGCGGGGTGGGGCCTGCAGGGTTTCCGCTGCGGATGCAGTGCGGCGATTGGGTCAAGGGTCCAGGCGGCTACAAGTGGCAGCTGGACAAGCTGGCCAATGACGCCATCGAGGCCGCTTGGCTGGAGTTCTGCCAAGCCGGCAACTGCGACGCGTCGGGAAAGTTCAGCTTCGGCGAAGCCTGCCGCCTGCAGCTGGAGATGGTGGCTCGCGATGGCGAGTTCCTGGGCCGGCATCTGCGCGGTGCGCCCAACAAGTGGCGCTATCAGGTTCAGCTGCTCGCGACCGACCGCCTGGACCACAGCGCCAATGCCGATGCGGTGGGCTCTGGCAATGAGGTGGTGCTGGGCGTGGAGCGCAGCAGTGTGGGGCGCCCGGAGTTCCTGCATGTGTTGCGGGCCAATCCTCTGGACGCCCGCGGCACGCGCAACGCCGAGCGAGTGCCCGCAGGCGACATGCTGCATGGCTTTGTGGCCATCGATCCCGAGCAAGTGCGTGGCGTGCCCTGGTCGCATGCCGTGCTGCTGGGCTCGCACATGCTCGCGGGCTTCTCGGAGAGCGCGGTCTTCGCCGCCCGTGCGGGAGCCTCCCAAATGGGCTTCCTGCAGCAGACGGCCGGCGAAGGCGGACCGCTTCGACCCGAGGAGCTGGGCGTGAAGCCCGACGCTGACGGCGAACTGAGCAAGGAGCTGCGCCCCGGTGCCGTCGATCTGCTGCCGCCCGGCGTCACGTTCGTGGGCTTCGATCCGAAGTATCCGAGCGATGCCTTCGGTCCGTTCACCAATGCAGTGAAGCAGGACATTGCGGCCGGCCTCAACGTGGCCCACCACAACCTCAGTGGCGACATGACCGGCGTGAACTACAGCTCGGCGCGAATCGCTGAGCTCGCTGAGCGCGACGGCTGGCGCGGCGTGGCGCACTGGTTCATTGGGGCCTGGGTGGTACCGGTCTTCCGCGAGTGGCTGCAACTGAGTCTCTTGGCCAGTGCGATCCGGCTACCTAGCGGCGCGGCGCTTCCCGCCAGCAAGCTGGACAAGTACCTGGCCGGAGTGCAATTCCACGGCCGCGGCTGGGACTGGGTGGACCCGCTCAAGGAGGTCAATGCGGCGCGCATTGCCCGCGAGGAGGGCTTCACCACGCGCACGCAGGTCGTGGCCGCGAAGGGCGGCGACTTTGAGGACAACGTGGCCGAGCTGGCGCAGGAGAGCGAGATCCTGGCCGCGCACGGCGTGACCCTGGGTGCGGCTCAGGCCGGGCCGCCGCCACAGAAGGCGGCCCCCGTCGCCGCCAACCCTGAAGAAGAAAAGGAACTCGAAGAATGAATACGTTCCAGCGCGCGGCCCTTGTCGCCGCTGCCCTGGCGATGGCGGGGCCGGCTGTGGCCGAGCGAGCCATGGCAGCTCCGGTCGGCGAAACGCCGCAGCAGCTTGCCGTTCGGCTGCACGCGTCCGACGTGCTGCGCCTGTACGCCAAGGTCGACAAGGAAAGCATCAACGAGGAGGCGCGCACCGTCGAGATCGCGTGGGCCAGCGAGGCGCCTGTGCCCCGCTGGTTCGGCTTCGAGGTGCTGGACTGCACGACCGACAGCATTCGCCTAGCGCGGCTGATGGATGGCGCGCCGCTGCTGTTCAACCATGACCGCGACGGCCTCATCGGCGTGGTCGAGAGCGTCAGCATCGGCTCGGATCGCGTCTGCCGCGCAGTCGTGCGCTTCGACACCTCCGAAGAGGCTGAGAAGCGCTGGCGCCAGGTGCTCAACGGCGTCCTGCGTCACGTCTCGGTCGGCTATGCCGTGTCCGCGATGGTGCTGGAGTCCGACGAGGACGGAATCCGCACCTACCGAATCACCGACTGGGAGCCCTATGAGCTTTCCATGGTGACCATTCCCGCCGACCACTCGGTGGGCGTCGGCCGAAGCGCCGATCTCTTCTCTGTTTCGGCTGCGGCCTCGGTGGCCGCAGATCCTGCAACCGTCCCCACAACCGATCCCACAACCATTCCCGCAACGCCGAAGGAAAACCGTTCCATGCCGCAAACGATTGAAACCCCGACCCAGCCACCGGAGAACGCCGACGTGGTCCGCCGCGACGCCCTGCTGGGCCTGGGTCAGCGTTATGCCGATTACATCAGCATCGCCGATGTGCAAACCGCCTGCCGCGATGGCCACACGCCCGAGCAGCTGCAGGAGCTGGTCATCCAGCGCATGACCAGCAAGCACAGTGACACGCGCAATGCGCATATCGGCATGAGCGATAAAGACGTCGGCCGCTACAGCGTGGCTCGCGCCGTGGCCGCCATGGTGACGGGCGACTGGAAGGCGGCCGGCCTGGAGCGCGAAGCCAGTGAAGCCGCCGCCAAGATGTTCGGTGGCACCTCGCGCGGCCTGCTGCTGCCGATGGACGTGATGAGCCGCTCGTTCAACGTGGGCACCGCGGCGGAAGCCGGTAATCTGGTGCCCACGACGCTGCGTGACGACATGTTCGCCGACGTGCTGCGAAGCCGTCTGGCCATGGGTCGGCTAGGTGCCACGATGCTGTTCGGGCTGACCGGCAACGTGGATCTGCCGCGCAAGACTTCGGGAAGTGCGCTGAGCTGGCTGACGGAAGTCGCCGGCGCCGCCACCACGCAGGTCAACACCGGGAAGGTCAGCCTGACGCCCAAGCGCATCGGCGGTGTCATCGAGTTCAGCAAGCAGGCCGTCATCCAATCGGCGATGGCGGTGGAGCCGCTGCTGCGTCAGGATGTGATGTCCGAGTATCAGGTGCAGTTCGAGACCGCGGCCATCAACGGCTCGGGCGCTGCCGGTCAGCCGCGTGGCCTGCGCAACACCAGTGGCGTGGGCTCGGTGGTGGGCGGTGCCAACGGTGCCTCGCCGACCTGGGCGCATGCCGTGGCGCTGGAGAGCGCCTGCGCCAACGTCAATGCCGAACCCGATGCGCGCAGCGGCTACCTCATCAACACGCGCTTGCGCGGCACGTTCAAGACCACGCAGAAGGCGGCGAACCTGCCTTTCATCTGGGAGAACGGCGCAACGCCGCTGAACGGCTACCGCGCCGAGGTGACCAACATCGTGCCCAACAGCCTGTCCAAGGGCACGAGCGCGGGCGTCTGCAGCTCGCTGATCTTCGGCAGCAACTGGGAGATGTTCGTGATGGCCCAGTTCGGCGCCATCGAGCTGCTGCTGGACGAGGTGAGTCTGGCCGCCAACGGCCTCAACCGGCTGCTGCTCAATGCCTTCGTGGACACGGGCGCTCGCCGTGCGGCCGACTTCTCGGTGATGGACGACGCTCTGGCTGGCTGATCGTTCGCGCGCATCTCCTGAACTGGCCGGCGCGTGTGACGCGCTGGTCGGCCAACCCCACCCTGTTCCCTGCCCGCCGGGCTTCGCCCGAGCGGGCTTTTCCGTTTGGAGAAACCAATGTTCCAACAGACCGCCAAGCCCGTTGACCTGATCGTCATCGAGCCCACCCGCATCGACGCCCAGCCCATCGAGGCCGGTACGGTGCTCAAGCAAGTCCCGCCCGATCTGGCCATGGAGCTGGCCGCGGCTGGCAAGGTGCGAGTCGCCACCGAGGAGCTGATCGCCGAGTATCAGGACCGGGCCAAGGCCGCCAAGAAGCTGGCCAGCGCCGAGGCCGGCAAGGCGGCCGACGCCCAGGCCGCCGCCGACGAGCGCATCGCCACCACCGTGGCGGCTGCAGTCGCCGCGGCGCTGCAGGCTGCCGGCGTGGTGCCAGCCAACCCGGCCAATCTGACCAATCCGGCCAAGAGCTAAGACATGGCGGCCGGTGAGACCGATGCGGATCTGCGGGAGCTGATGAAGTTGGAGGGGACGCCGGCTGAGCTGGCCGGCACCTCCGTCCTCGGGATATTCGAGGAGCCCCTGACGGTCGATCCGCTTGGCGGTCTCGGTGTTGCCGCGGGTCGGCCCCAGTACCGCATGCCCAGCTCCGATGTCCCGGCGAACGTGACGGATGCGCCGCTGCAGCTCCTGTATCGCGGAGTCCTGCGGCGCTTTGCTGTGCGAGAGCACGAGCCCGACGGCACCGGCCTGACGGTGCTGAAGCTCAGCGAGGCCGCATGAGCGCTTCCGGCTTCAGTGACGTGACGCTCGCCGCGAAGCGAGCGCTTCAGGCCGAGCCGGCCGTGGCGAATGGAAACGTCCGTCGCGGCCAGCCCCGGCCTCTTCAGGCCGGGCAAGCTGTCGCCGCCCTGGTGTTGCCAGCGGTCGCCCAGGGCGACGACGAGCACACGAATGGGCCGCGGGACTGGCGCACCACGGTTGTCGTGGAGCTGCAGGCCCGCGCCCATGCCGGCCAGGAACCCGAGGACGCGCTGGACGTGCTGCTCTGCGATGCCTATGCCCGGCTCACGCGCCTGGCCGACTTCTGCCCGGCAGTTGTGGAGGCCATGGGCACGCCGCGCGTCGAGTGGGACATCGCTGAAGCGGACACCGCCATCGCGACCGTGCGGCTCGCCTTCACCGTGCTGCATCGCACGCAGCCGGGCTCGCTGATCTCCGACACCTGACCCAACCCTTCACCGAAACGACGATGAACACGAAGACCCGTATCGAGCCCACCGAGGGCAACCCTGAACCGCTGCCGCCCGTCGGCGGCCAGTGGACCCGTGATGACGACGGCGGTCTGCGGCCGTCCGACCGTGCAACCGCGGCGGCGGCCGGGCTGTCCTGGCCCGAGGAAGTCGCCGCGCTCGACGGTGCCGAGGTCGCGGACGCCGCGGCGAAGAAGCGCGTGCGCTGACCCAACGAAGGAGCAACAGAATGCCCCGCTATACGCGAAAGTCCGCCATCCTGGCGGCGAAGGAGGCCACCGCAGGCGTCGATGCCGCCCCGACGGGCGCGGCCAATGCGCTGCTGGTCTCCAACCAGAGCATCAACCCGCTCAACGCGACGAACGTGGACCGCGACAACGTGCGGGCCTACTTCGGCGGCAGCGAGCAGCTGGTGGGGACCGCCTACAAGGAGGTGTCCTTTGACATCGAATTGGCCGGCAGCGGCACCGCGGGCACCGCGCCGCCGTGGGGCGCGTTGCTGTGTGCGTGCGGCTTCGCGGAGACCACCGCTGCGACGCCGGCTCGCATCGAATACACGCCCATCACGGACAACGTGCCGAGCGTGACCATCTACTACTACATGGACGGCGTGCTGCACAAGCTGCTCGGCGCTCGTGGCAACTGCGAGATCAGCGCCGGCATCGGCGAGATCCCGAAGCTGAAGTTCACGTTCCAAGGCATTGACGGCGGCGACACGGTCGCGGCCACGCCCGCCACCACGCTCTCCGCCTTCAAGACGCCAGTCGTCATCAACGATGCGAACAGCGGCGATGTGACGCTGGGCGGCGCGCTGGCGGCCGGCGCCGTGACTGGTGGCCAGGGCTATCCGGGCAAGGGCCTCTCGCTCAGCCTGGGCAACGAAGTGCAGTTCGTGCCGCTGACCAGCTCGGAGGGCATTGACCTGACGGGCCGTGCCGTCAGCGGCAAGGTCTCGCT